TCTTTATAATAGTTTCATTTACCATAGTAAATCCTTACGTGTTAGAGACACTGAAGGACTTGCCAGCGGTCCAATAAATAACATCGCCAGTTTCGCCAACAGCACTCTGGAATGTATCAGAAGCACCTAAGCGAACACCGATAAAACCAGTGTCTCTTGTTGCATCTGTAAGAAGATTTGCATAATCTGCTCCTTCACCCATTCCAAAAGGAATAACTAAAGCAGGAGAGAACGGAGAAACAGCGGTCAATGGGAATGCAAAAGCGGTAAATGATCTTGTATCAACATTAACTGTTATTGTATTAACGTTCGTAAGAAGATCTGTAGATACAGCTGTAATCGTAGCAACTAATCCATTCAACTGTGTCATTCCAAAATCATCAGGAATAGCAAAACGAATCTTTTGCCCAACGGTATACTTATGCGTCACAGTCATTGTCACAACAGCTGATTCAGCCTGTGTAATCTTAGAGATAAAGCGATGATGAGGATAGAACGACTCTTCATTCTTAATAACTCTCATTGCACCAGTTGTACCGGCAACGATTTGAGCCATATAAGCTAATTCGAATGTTGTAGCACCAGAAGGAGCTGCAGTGAAATCATATCCACCAAGCTGCTTAGCGCCAACAATATTATACATTCTAACGATATCACCACTTTCAATGCCGAGCGTTGAAGTAAGGGTTACTTCTGGAACAGCATCAGCTGAAACAGCGGTAACTGTTGAATCTAAAGCACCAAGTTGACTTTTACTTGTATCAACAAGGGTAAATCCACCTGTTGTTAGAGCAGTCATCTCAATAGTATCTACTAAGGATTGTTTTTTGAATGTGATTGCAGAATCAGCAGCCATTCCACGTTGCCAGAAAAGTTTAATTGGACGCCCAACACCTTTTTGCAGGCCAGCTGCTGTAAGGTTGTATGTTTGAATCCAATCCATATCAGATCTAACAACTAAAGTTTTTTCTGTTGCTGTAGACGTAAATCTACCTTGTTGTATTGTTGTTCCATTCATACTAAAACTCCAATGTGCAACGTAGGTTAATGATCCATAAATCGTTCAATATTCTTGGAACTTCAGCAAATTTGTAACCAACTGAAGCATTAAGTGCTAATGGACCATCATATACAGGTGGTCTGTAGATGAAGTTTGCACTGTATCCGTCTTGCTCGATACAAGCATATGCTTGCATACCAACACAGAAAATATTGTAGACATCAGCGCCTAAGTTAGATGCACTTTGGTTTACAGAGCCAACGGAAGATATTAAGAAACGTAAGTTTCCAATTGCGCCCCACTCAGAACGTAATGCGTTCATTGGTGAAGGATAATTATTCTTCTGTGTGAATCCTGCGATACCGTCTAATTCGCCACTTAAATTTGTGCTACAAAGAGCAAAATAAGCATCGCGAACAGGAGCTGTACCAAACTTGTCATCACCTTCGATATTATCAAGGATTGTATGTGCATCATTATTCAATAATGTACGTACAACAGCATCAATATCAGAACGTTCTAGGTCTGTTGGGTTATCGCCGTTTGTTCCGCCGGTTGCATTGATGAATGATGCGGTTGAAGCGAGCATGTCACGTGTTAGTTGGTCTTGCGTCTGACGAAGAGAAACACCTAGTCTTGCAGCAGCTTCATTAAGAACGGGATCTTGTGCCTGTAATGTTACTTGCTCATTAATCAAGATGTATGTGCCATAAAAAGACATCTTTGCATCAATATTAACAGCTGTTAATGTTTGAGGCGGTGGAGTCACTCCGGAATTTCCAAGAGGGACCATGCTTGTTGCTAGTGCATTATAGCGACGCATACGTAGGGTGTCACCACCGTTGCGGGGCATGCGCTTCTTCTCTGCAGCCACTTGGTGAATAAGACTTGGGGTGGCCACCGCCAGAAGTTTCATAGAAAATGACTGTTGGACGGCCGGAGATAATACGCTTGTTGTTGTAATTGCCATGAATTTCCTTAAGTTTGTTAATCCATGCTTGCTATGCACGGACATATTTACTTAAAGAGTGACGAATTCTTTTTGTACGTCGTGGGTTTGCGAGTCCCTATACGCTTATATAAGACAAAGGTGACGAGGCTTCATTACGTCATTTTCATTATAACATAGATAGTCGCGGGCCCGAGCTGGGCCCACAATTATATTATTAGTACATTCCCTGCATTCTTTGTTCAGTAGAAGGCATTGCTTCTTTTTTCTCTTCAGGTATTTCAGCAATTAATGCTTCTGTTGTTAAGAGTAAGCTCGAAATTGAAGCTGCATTTTGCAGTGATACTCTCACTACTTTTGTTGGATCAATGATTCCAGCTCCAACCATATCAACATATTGGCCTCTTCTGGCATCGAACCCAGCATTTCCTGTTTCTGAGCGAACCTTATTAACTATAACTGAAGCTTCATGCCCTGCATTACTTGTAATAATGCGTAGAGGTTCTTCTAACGCACGTTCAATAATGTTTGCGCCAAGCTTTTCATCACCGACAAGTCTTAAATCAGCAACTTTCTCTTGTGCGCGGAGTAACGCAACACCACCACCGGCAACAATTCCTTCTTGAACAGCTGCGCGAGTTGCATGTAATGCATCGTCTATACGATCTTTTTTCTCTTTTAGTTCTATTTCTGTTGCGGCTCCAACTTTTATAACAGCAACGCCACCAGAAAGTTTTGCGAGACGTTTTTGAAGCTTTTCTTTGTCATAGTCTGACAATGCATCTTTTATTTGTGAACGAATTTGTAAAACTCTGTCTGAAACAGCAGCTTCAGCACCATCACCACCAACAATAGTACAACTATCTTTTGTGACAATAGCCTTTCTTGCTGATCCAAGATCAGAGACACCGATTGCTCCGTTCTTAACGCCTAAATCTGCGCTGATTAGACGACTGTTAGTTAATATAGCCATATCTTCTAACATTTCTTTTTGTCTATCACCAAATCCAGGAGCCTTAACTGCGGCAACATTGATTGTTCCACGCATCTTATTGACAACAAGAGTGGTTAAAGCATCGCCTTCTACATCTTCAGCGACGATTAAAAGAGGTCGTCCACCTTTTGCAACGTGCTCCAATACAGGTAATAACTCTTTCATTGCAGATATCTTCTTGTTCATCAACAGTATTACTGGATTTTCAAGAACAGATTCCATCTTTTCATTATTTGTCACAAAATATGGAGAGATGTAGCCACGATCAAACTGCATTCCTTCAACAATCTCAAGCTCGCTCTCTGTCCCTTTTGCTTCTTCAACAGTAATAACACCATCTCGTCCGACTTTATCCATTGCATCTGCTATTTGCATTCCGATAAAGGAGTCTGAATTAGCAGAGATTGTAGCAATCTGTTCAATTTCTATTTTGCTGCTTATCTCGATCGACATGTCTTTAAGGCTTTCATTAACAGCCTCTACTGCTCTTTCTATGCCGCGCTTGAGTTCCATAGGGTTAGCACCAGCGGTAACGTATTTATTACCTTCTCTGAATATTGCTTGCGCAAGAACGGTTGCAGTTGTTGTGCCGTCACCGGTGACATCTGCTGTTTTGCTTGCAACTTCTTTTACCATTTGTGCGCCCATGTTCTCAAAAGAATCTTTTAGTTCGATTTCTTTTGCAACTGTTACGCCATCTTTTGTTATAACTGGAGAGCCAAACGACTTCTGGATTGCAACATTACGACCCTTTGGACCAAGGGTTACTTTTACGGTATTTGCAAGAATATCGATGCCTTTACGTACTTTTTCACGAGCATCTGTTCCAAAGACTATTATTTTTGCTGACATAATCAGTTCCTAATTCTTTATTACACCAAATATATCATCTTCGCGCAGAACGATTACATCGTTTCCAGCGTCAACACCAGAGAACTTGCCAAAAAAGACAAGGTCATCTTTCTTTACACTCATTGGAATAATATTCCCATTATTATCGAGCTTTCCAGGGCCAACGGCTAAAACAACCGCAGAATTCATAGCATCATTTGATTCACTTGTAACAATAAGGCCACTCGCAGTGGTCTCTTCTTTTTTGTCGCTACGTTTAGCAAATATTTTGTCTTGAAGCGGTTTAATATTCTTATACATTTCGTCCCTTTATTAATACGAGCGTCGAGCGTCATTCATCTCTTTAAGGAGCTGTTTTTTCAACTCATCAGTTAATCCCTTAGAAAATGCGTTAGCTTGAGACAAAGGAGTATCACTCTTTTGAGGCGAAACACTTGCCGAAGGTCTCGGCTTTGCTGCATTACTATGAGCAACATCTCTATCTTTTTTATAGGTATCTTCTGCTCCGATACCAAGCTTTTTAATAAATGTGTATGCGGATACAGCTGAAGAGTATAAATCAGACGAATTAGCTAATGTTGCAGCGATCTCTGGATGCGATTTCCTTAAAATATCTATATTCTTCTTTGACACAATAGAGTCAAAGTCTGAATACTGCGACTTAAGGCGGTTTTCAATTGCTATTTGGTTACTCTGTGTCTCTTGCGCTTTAAGTTTCTTTTGCATCGACTTAAGTTCACGCTTAACCGTCTTTAAATGTTTGCCTTCGATAAGATCATCTTCAGCAAAACCATAATCTTCTTCTGGCTCAGGCTGGGCTTTGGCTGACCTAGCTTTATATTGCTTTAGTTGCTCCTCTAGCGCATTACGCTCACGTTCGATGCGGTCGTTTTTTTCTCTTAAAAGCTTAAAGTTCATCTCTCTATCAGAGAGTTGTGGTGCTTCTTGCTCTTGAGGTTGAGCGACTGCTTCTTCTTGTTGCTCTACTACTTGTTCCACTACTGGTTCTACGCTGATGTCTTGGTCCATTCATTTACCCTATCTTCTAAAATTATTGACCCTTCGGACTCTCCATTAAACTTTTTAGCAATTCTTAAAAGAGTTCCATCTTCAAAATCTAACACATAACGCAGGATATCTCGCTTATCTTTAGCGATAGTCATTGCGTTCGACATAAAAAACCTACAAGCATCTTTTGATGGTACTACCCATAGAAGCTCTACCGTATCATTGCTTGAATGGTAACGATAGACCGTCTGATCCCAATCAGGTGTAGGGCATGTTGAACGAAACGCAAAATAATTACGTAGAACATTTTGCATAAGATGTTCTTTCTTCAACAAGACAACAACAAAGAAGTCACCTATTAAATCTTTCTTCCCTAAAGATATACACTCATAGACATTAGCTTCAAAGTCCTCAAGCATTTCACGACGAAGCTCTACAGGATCTTGAGCATGTGTATCTTTAAGCATTAACTCTCGAGCGACCGCTCCAACTGTTTTTTCTTCCATTTTACTTACATCCCCTCAAAAACAAACGTCCAGAAATAAGCTTATTATCATAAAAAGTATACATAATCTGTTTATAACTTGCATTGTAGCACTTATTGAGCTCTATTGCATGACTATGACAACCTATCTTTCTTAAAATGAACTCTAGCCTCTTTGTGTAGTTTTGCAGAACAATTGTTGCTCGGGGTTTATTGATTGGATGGCATGTTGCATACATACAAGTAAAAACGATTGAATGTTGTAAGGGATGCTTAGCCCAGCCGTTCTGAATCATAGAATAACATGGTAAATAAAAACTAAAAAAACTAAAAAAAACGAGCAGTATGATTTTTGTGGTATACATAGTCACTCTCTAAAAAATTCCCATAACTAAGTGGGAAATTCCCATAAATAAGTGGGAATTTCCCATAAACAGCACTTTTAACACAAATGGTCTCTCTTGCATGAGGGTACCAGCAAGAGAGACCATAAATTACTTTGAGCGAGTTCTTTGATTGTAAAACGTGTCCTCGTAGGCCCCTTTAGAATAGTCCTGAGACTTTTCTTTTTTTTGGCCATGATTCTTCAGTTTACGCATATTAATAGGCTCACCCATTATGTCGTAAGCGATTTTGCGAGCTTTATTAGATGGCCTTGGCATTGCAGGCATCTATCTGCTTCTCTTTTTTCCATTAGAATCGTTTTTAATCTGATTATCGATTCCTGAAATCTTGTCATTGTAACTACTGGTCATGCCAAAATCTACAGTAGGGTAAGGCTTGATGACAACTTGCTGAGGCAAGTTACACATAGAGCCACGATCTTCCGAGATCATTCCTTTTTCTTTTGCCATTTTTCTGTCCTTTATGAATAATGCCATGGAGACTGCCTCCTAGCAAAGTTGAATTGCGTATGTTTAGAGCATTGGCTCTGGCTGTGCAGGCTGATTCTGAAGGTTCATCTCTTGCCCAACCGAAGCCGACGCTTCTCTATCTTTAAGCATATTTGCTAAAGTTAGAAGTCTTTCAATCTGTGATATATCAATATCTTGTAACTCTTTAATCGCTTTCACTCGATCGAGAAGAGCAGCTTGTTTATCTTTCTCTGCCTCCGCATGTCGCTCTTCAACCATAGCTTGGTTTTCATTGACTCGACTTATACGCTCGATTCCAAGACCCTTTTCAGCCACAGCCTGAGCTTGAGCGAGTTCGAGTTTGGCTTTCTCTTGCTCAAGAGCAATATTCTGCTCCATTTGCTGTTGCTTCTGTTGGGCCTGCTGCTGCTCCTCGATCGTTTTAATGAGCTCAGTCTTGTTCTGAATTGTTGCCGATCTTAATAACTCACTGTCCGGAATAGGTAACCCAGCTTCACGCAATTGCATTAATTGAGCAAAGTTCATCTGTCTCTGAGTTGTTGTATTGAAGCCTTCTTCAACCGCAGCGTCATAAACACCGAAGTTTTTATTATAGAATCCCTCGGACGGATCTTCTTCTATAATTCTCTTCACTTTTCCCGGCGTGAAATTAGCTTGAATAATGCTCAACATCAAACGACTTAGATTCTTTTGCGAACTGTCTAACTGGTCGAACAATCTTTGTAAGGTCGTGAGTCCTGCACCCTGTCTGAGCATGGAAAGTATTCCAGCCTTATCATCTTGCGCAGAGCCTAATAATTCTTCATTAACACCAGATATCTCTTGTATTTCTTTACCAAGAACCTCTGAAAGCTGTAACATCGATGGCGGTATTTGCGCAGGAAGTATGCGCTCGACATCGGTCATCATTGCGTCTTCTTTTAGAGCCAGACCTCTTCCCTGTCCAGCAAGGAAAACATCTTTTGGATCAACTAACGCATTTTCTTTATACTTCCAACCGGAATTGATCTGACTTTCAAGGATATCTAACTCAATTCCCTTACGTCTGTTATATAAATACTGTGCATCTCTTAGACCCCTAACCATTCCCTGAATTCTATTGGAATAATGAGGGATCTCGGGATTGTAATACCCTAGCACAGGAACAAATGGATATTTGTCGATACCAATGGGATTCGGGCCATTAAACACAACGCGACCCTGAACAACAATGGCTAAATTAACCGTTGGAACTTCTTGATCAAGCGTTGTTATTTGTGGATAAAGAGCCAAAAAGATACGCAATTCATCATCTTCACCTTTCCACTCAAAAGATTCCCCCGTTTGAGAGTCAATAAGCATCTTTTGGGACCTATAATCTCTATAATAGAACTCGTCATATGTTAAAAGCTTACCCGTATTGATGTTTGAGTTCGTACTTTCAGGCATAAATTGGAATTTACCATCAGCACCACTATTACCAGACATTCCATCAATAAGATTCGATTCAGATGGTAATAAAGATAGGCATTCCCGCTTTGTTAAGAAGGAGCGCTTCCATATTCCATTACAGTCAGATAGATCTGCTTTCCTAAAAAAAGGATCAATTAAGAAAGAGTTATAACTGCAATTATCGACACGAATGTTACCAGCAATTGGATCAGAACGATAATCAACCCAGACCTGCATTAAGTTCATACCAGTGACAAGGGCCCCATGGAATGATTCGGAGAGTGTTTCTAAAACATTCTCACGGTTATTAGCCCAAGTCAAAATCTTACTAAATTGATCAGCTGTTTCCTGGTCACCATTCTCTACTGGAACAACAACAGATGATTTTCTATTGCGACGTTGATATCCACCGACCATGTTAACAATGCGACGTATACGATTGAAGCTGAACTGTCTCTTGTTTGCGATATGATTGCCATACATCTCACCCCAAACAGACTGATCCCCCGACTCAAAGCGCGTATCTATGTCTGCTTCCCCCCAAAAGGACTGGTTCATCGTAATACTATCGGCATAGAATGATTCCATGCGCGCTATGATATGTTTGTCGGATTCTTCATAGTATTGAGTTCCCTGTGGGAAGATCGACATTACACTTCTCCTTGTTAATAAACTTTATAGCTTAAAAACAATAATACCACAGTCACTGCTTTGGATACCAATTTGACGATCTTAGAATTATAGTGTCGTTACTAAAATTCCCATATCGTAGTAACGACACAATAATCTTCAACTCCCTTTTTTTTCTTTCTTCCGGCTCCAAGTATATTTCGATTGAAACATTTTGCGTACAATATCGACCATTTTTACTATCTAATAGCGAGATTTTATATCTCTAAATGTCGCAACTTTTCTTTTAATATCGAGAATTTTTATCTCTAAAGATTGCAGGCATGGTAGATTCCTCTCCATAAAGAGCCTCAAGATATCTCTTGTTGAGCTCCTCAGGTGATAAACCGTCCCGAGTTTTTGGTAATGAGATGCATAGATAACGTAAGCAATCAGCAAAGTGTGACGACCAGTCATGAAGAGCCGTTGTCTTATATACACGGCGCTTATGATCATACTCTTGCCTATAGTTTTCAATGGCTTTCAGGAACCCCTTGCAGTTGGTCTGATCGATCCAGATCTTACTGAAGGCGCTTCGTACAGACTCGATTCCATCAACAATCGAGATATTATTAGCTATCGTGAAGTTCAGCCCGAGATTGCGAGCTTTGGTGATACGTGTCATTCCCGAGCCGAACTCCTTAACTCTTATGTCAT